ACCAATATCTATAAATACTGTTGATGGAGAATGGATACCGAGTGTATTTTTTACAGTATCAATAAGTGTTTTTGCTATTGATAAAGCAGCTTTTGCAATATTTTTAGTGCCTTCAAATAATCCATTTGCAAAACCATCAACGACATTTTTTGAAATGTCTTTTCCTTTAAATAAATCTTTTATTGCCTCAAAAGGATTTCCAACATTATCAAATATTCCAACAAAGAAATCTTTAATTTGTGGTATAAAGCCTATTAATTTAACAAATAAACCAACAACAAAAGATAGTCCACTGCCAACCATTTCGAAAAATTTAGAAATTTTATTATCTTCTGCCAGGAAATCTCTAAACTTAACAATAAGCTCTCCGAGTTTTGATGTTAAATCAAGTATGCTAAATCCGGCACCGTCTGCCGATTTTCCAAACATACCAAATACAGCTTTAAATACACCACCAATTAATTGTCTTCCTATGTCTAATAACGCAAACAAACCTTTAAATGTATTTTTTATTTTTTCAGACCTTTCGTCTGTCATTTTCAATCTTTCTGTAAAATTATGAATTGCGGTTAAAATATTATACAATGTATTTTCTGATTTTTTTGGAAATATATCATTCCATGCTTCTTTTATAGGCTTAATTAAACCTTTAACCGCTTGTACTATGTTTCTTAGCGAATCTATTAAGAGCGATCGACCACTTGGATGGTCTAAATTTTCAATCATAGATTTTAAACTATTTCCGGTTTTCCATGACTTTTTTTGTAATTCTCCTAAAATTTTTATTTCTCGTTCTGTATATCCTTGATTTTTTAAATATTCTTTATCATTGTTAATAAGCGCGTTATCAATTTTATTAAATTGCTTATTCGTTAAATTTAGAGATTTTCTTGTAACATCCTGTACTTCTGCATAAGAATATCCTTGTTTTTCTAACGATTTAAAAGCTTTAACGCCTTTTGTAAACGAATAGTTTCCTTTTTCAACAGAAGCCATAAGTTTGTCCATGTTTTCTATATTTTTCTTTAATTCTTTATTACTTTTTCCAGTGACTTCATATTCTCTTTGTTTTTCAGCTCTGTATCGTGCTAATACTTCATACATGCCCCTTGTTGTTTTTGCACCCTTTGCCAGTTTTACAGTGTCTGGATACATTTCCTTTTGATGACCTTTTAATTTTTTCTTAAACTCATCTGCTGCTATTCCAGACTCTTTTAATTTACTTGCAAAGTTATCCCATTTTGAATCGAGCTGTCCAAACACTTTAAATGGTTTTGTAAAATCCATTTTGTCAAGGGCTTTTCTAACAACGTTTGATGTTGTTGTAACAACTTTTCTAAAAGTTTTAGCAACTGGACCTATTACGGATTTTACCTCATTTATTTTTTCTCTTATTGTGTTAAAAAGTTTAACAAGTGGTCCATTTTCCTTTATTAAAGGTGATATAAACTCTGCTCCTATTCTTCCAAGAGCTGCTTTAACATTTGACATTGAACCTTCAAATGTTTTATTTGCATCTTTTGCATGTTTTCCAAAAGCATCATCCATTGCTTTTGAAAATGTGGCAAAGTCTATTTGTCCCTTTTTAACCATTTCACGAATTTCTGTTTCGCTTTTTCCTAACTGTTCGGCTAGGGTTGCCGCCGCGTTCATTCCTCTACTTGATAACTGTCTAAGTTCTTCTGTCATTACCTTGCCGTTACCTGCAACTTTAGTGAAAATTTCACCTATTTCATCATAAGAACTATTTGTCATGGCTGCAACACCGGCAACACCTCTTAACGCGGTTAACATTCCAGTTCCGGCTTGTATTCCGGAAGCTGATAACTGGGAAGCCACTTTTGCTGCCGAATCCAAACTATAAGCTGTACCATCAACCGCATCGCCAACATCAGTCATAACGGCAGCTACTTTTTTTTCGTCTTTTAATAAACCCTGAAGTTGAAAATGAGCATTTTCAAGATTTTTAGCTCTTTTTACACCACCATCAATAATACCGCTTTTTACAGCATCTGCCCCTTTTTTAGCAAAACCCATAACTGAATCAGTAAGATTACTGATTACTCTCATCCCAACAATACCCATGGTTGAAAATCGTTTGGAGATTAAGTCGGCTGCTTTTTCTAATTTATCAAACTTTATATCATTAGCGGATTTTTCAACATCCTTTAAACCTTTACTGGCTTCTGTCAATTTTAATTTTTCTTTTAATTTATCCAATGTTGATAATGACTCTTTAACATTAGATTCAAACTTTTTATTGTCAAACCGCATTTCAACAACTTTGTTATCAACAGTCGTACTCATAACCTAACAACCTCCTTCCATGCATCTTCTGCAATTTTGTTAAAAAGAGGCTGAATTGCGGGATTAATATAATCAATACCCTGAACCCAGCCTCCATTTTTTGTACCATGACCGTATTGTAAGATAATTGCTATTGGCACACCTTCATTAATATTGTCGTTTTTAAATACAATTGATACAGAGTTTTTTGAATGAACAATCTCATAACTCCACATTTCCGAGGTTTTTCCGCTATCTATAGGGGTCATTGACGCTAGTGCATTAACACCTTCCTGACCGTACTTGTTTAAATCGCCTATTTTTATAACTTCTTTAATTCGTTCCAAATAACCTGTAATTTTGGAAAAATCACCTTTGGATCTAAAACTTATCACGATTTAACCCCCTTTTTATTAGATAATCTAACCTCTAGTTCCACGTTTTGCTTTTCGCGCTTTATTAAGCGCCGCATACCTATTTAGAGTTTCTCTCCTACTCATTTTTTCTGGTTGAGAATTCTCGGCGGAACAAATTCTTATTAACATCATTAATCTGTTAAAATGCCATTTTTCACATTCAAAAGGAATATTAAATTGTGTCATCCAACAATAAATAAGTTCTGATGTAATAAATTTTTCGTTTTTAATTCCTCTCCTATTACTTCTCTCATTTATGATTGAAGCAGTCATTGGGTTATTGAGATATTCAAATATTTCGTCTGAGATTGATTGATTAATCAATAAAAAAACACGATCATCAACATTTTTGTTAATGGTCATGCATCTTACATAATCGATAAACTCAGCGTTTGTCATTTTATTTAAGGATTGGAAAAACGGCTTGTGCCACTTTGATTCCCATTTTGAAATTGAGAGTAAAGAATGCTCTATCGTTATTCTTTCTTCCTTTGTCCAAAAGAAAATCTGTTGTTTGTCATCCCATATTTCTCTAGCAGGTATTATAATGGTATGCATTTATTTATCCTATTCAACAGGAATCTCAGTATAAGTACCTTCAATAGGCTTTTCAGCGTTTCTCATGGGAACAACAGTTTTAGGTTTGTGATCCTGTGGAGTAAGGGAAGAAAGAACTCCGTTAATAAATGCTGACGCGGCATCCTCATCACTTGCAAGCTCCATAAACAGATTTGAGTATGCTTCTGTCTCTGAGAATTCTTTAGAGAGCTCTTCGGACTTAATAAATCTCTTTCCATCAGGACTCTTCTTACCATATGCCTTAAGAATGATAGATTTAAAAAGCTTAACAATAGACGGATTGTCCTTTGCGGCTATTATTTCCTCAATCTCTTTTGTAAGACCTCCTGTTGTAGTAAGCTCCATTTCAGCAGCCTCAGCTTTTGAGATGTTGAAGTAGAAATCCTCTGTTCTCTCTTCTCCATTGTAGTCTGTGTAAGTAATTGTCTTTTTTAACATAATAGTTAATCTCCTTTCAGATAATTTAAATTAATTAATTTGATGCACCCATCATGATACTGATAATCTCAGCTGGCATTGGAAGTCTTGCCGGTACTGCTGGTGTTGGATCAGTACCCGTCGTTGCTGCCGTTCCATAAATAATCTCTTCAAGAGCGGTCATAACAGACTGAGATGTCTTTGTTGAGTCAACAACAATGTGTGCTGTCGGCTTAAGCATGTTCTTTGTAATTCCGGTCGGAAGGGTTCCAACAAGAGCAACAAGATCATCTGCAAAGTCAATCGGCGTTGTTGTAACTTCATACGAAAGCGTCATTGCTTCAGGACTCTCATTAACTGTTGCATAAGATCTCTCTGACGGATTGCAAAGAGCATTATAAATAAAATGGAGCTTATAACCGTAGTCATTGCTCTCTGTATCATTGCCAACCTCACTTCTAAAGCAGAAACCAAACGGCTTCTTCTTCTGAGCACCAACACTAAGACCAGGAACTCCATAACCCCAAGTTCCATCACACTGAGAGAACTCATCAGGGGTTGTGTATGCTTCAATAGTAGCACCAAACTCTTCTGCTGAAAGAAGATTAAGATACTTAATATTATCAGCATAAATAGCATTTGGCTCTCCACCAGACGGTGTCTCGTTACATGCTGTTAAGCCGTTCCAAGCAACACCATCTTCAAATCCCCCATTACCATCGCTTACAAAAAGTACACCTTTACTTGTACCTGTTTCATACGTTCTCTCTCCTGTCTGATCCCATTTAAGTAAATTAGCCATAATAAAAATCCTCCTTAATAAATTTAATATAGATATAAATTAAAAACCCAATGATTTAAGTTATCTGAAACATAAAATCTATTAAATGTACATAATGTTGGAAAAACCTTCATTAGATTTTCAGGTATCTTAGAATCTGGGTTTTTATCAATTATTGTAACAATATAGTTGTCCTTAATGCGATATGTCGCATTATTTGCATGTGTTATATCAATATTATTTAATTGATAAATAATACATGGGTATGTGATTTTTATACTTTCAGGGGGTTGATAATATAATTTGGACACACCATCCACCTGTCTCAATTTTGCGTCAATTGACAATCTTTCACTCATTATACAACCCCCCTATTGTTAAAATCATACGAGGATATAAGGGTTCAACGTTTGTTATTTTCCATTTAGCACCCATCCAAGAAATATAACGCATTGTGGAGCAATTCTCATAGGCAAACGGATCTGCTACAATGCTTATTTTATTATTAATGTTTATATCATCATTAACTTTATCCGAAGAAACCATACTCCTATTAAATTGCAAAACATCACCATAATAAAATCTTTCAGTAATATGTTCTTGCCATACACTTGGGGCTGTTTCTTCGGTTGCAAAAAATCCTATAGCACCATAATATTTACCCATTTTGAATTTTCTCCTTTAATCATTCCTGACCATCTGAGTCGTCGATGGTTTCCTCGTTTACATTGCCTGAGTCTTCGTCTGTTGGGTCATCAACAGGTTCTGTTACCTCCTCATCTTCAGGCTCATCTGGGAGGTCTACTGGGGGTTTGAGCTTGTTGTGAATTCGATTGCAATTGCTGCAAACGGTTTAACAAGTGCTCCAGAACATCTCGTCTCGATAAGATACTTCTGCTGGTTATAATCAATGTCAAAGTCTTCGAACATGTTGATGGAGCCACCCTTATCAGCACCTACATTATAATCTGTAAGATTTGTAATAATTCCACCAAGTTCGTACTCAGTCGAGTCTACCTCACGAGTAAGATTCTCGAGTACAGGAATTGTAATGATTTCTTTAACACGAAGTTTTGTTGCGAGTTTCTCCACAGAATCATACAGATCTCTTCCGGTTGTGTCTGTAAGGAGAAGACAGTCTGTAAGCATATCCTCTGTCGTGAACAATGTTGGATTTCCAGAACCCTTGTATTCCTTACGAGCCTTGATACAATTCTTAATAAATGCCTTCGCTTTATCAGACTCGTCGGCTCCTGCCGAAAGGGTGATCTGCTTCTTTATTGTATAAAGATCATCATCGGTCCAGATGGGACGAATATTCTGCTCATTGATATGGTCATCATCAGATGGAAGTCTTCCATCACCAACAAGAATAGCACGTGCTAATTCCTCATCGAGCATCATTCTCATCTCTGTTTTGAGCCAAGCAACAACATCAAAATCTGTTATGTCAACAACATCATCTCTATCAAGCTTCTGCTTTTTATATACGGTAACCGGAGATGTTGTACGCTTAAGAAGACTAAATACCTCTTCCTTCTTCTTCTTTCCTTTAATGTATCCTTTTGCTCTTGCAGCATCTTCTGTAATATCAGCAAAAACAGATTTAATTCTCGAGAATGGCGTTGAATGAACTGCGCCCATTACCTTTGCAACCCAGTCCATATCTCTCTTAATAAACTCTGGAGTATTATTAAGGGTTTTTGCGTCCGGAAACAGGTAGTCAATGTGCTCAATTCCATACTCATCGGCGTGTGCTAAAAAGCTCTCCTTAAGACTTCCATATCTCTTTGCATCTGCGATGATTACTTCCATCGCAGTGTGAGCTGTGGAGTTCTTATCATTTGAGTCCTGGCTAAAAGTTATTCCAGAGTGAATAAGGAAATCACCGCCTGTAGTTTCTTCTGTGTCAAAAATATTATGTTTCATTTTATCTTCTCCTCCTTCTTCATCATCATTATTATTATTACCCTCTTCGAGAGCCTTAGAAACAAGATAATCAACAACATTCTTCTGTTTTTCATTTAAAGAATTATAAACATCCTCGACTGTTTCGTCATTGGAATCTTCCTCGTCATCTTTGTTATCTTTCTTATCGTCTTTTTTGTCTTCTTCATCTTTCTTTTTTTCTCCATCATCGGAATGATATAGTGCTATTTCCTCTCCAGTATAAATAACAGCATCATCTCCTTCATCACTATCAGAATGTGATAACACAGTATCTATAAAGGCTCCAGGATTAGCACCGGCAAGAACAAGACTTACCTCTCTAATCATCCCGTGAATAACGTTGTGACCTTTTTCTTTAAGGTTGTTAGCAAATATTGATAAAGCCGATATATCACCGTGCTTAATCAATTCTTTTGCTTCTTTTGCTGCTTCTGATTCATTAAACGAACAATATACATAAACACCTTCGGCTCGATTCTGCATAAGTGCATGACCTAAAATGTTAGACGGTCCACTATGATTATGATCCCATACAAGAGGAACTGTTTTTCCATCACAATCTTTAAATGCATCTTTCATTATTGTTCGTCCGTCTGAGCACTTAATATTATTGCGTGTTGCCCAGCCACTAAAATCGTACGTCATTTTGAATTTCCTCCTCACTTGTTTTATCGTCTTCTATTGATTTATCACCAGCAGGGGCGCTTAGATTCTTATTTCTAAGTTCATCGGCTGATGGATCATCTGATGGTTTTAATCCAACCAACTGTCTTATCTCATTTGAGGTCATAATTTCATTTCTTGTAAATTTATCAGCTATTTCAGCTATATCGTTAACAGGAACAAGTTTAAACGGTTCTCTAAACGATAAAATAGACTGCTTTTGTGTTCTCGCCGTCTTTGTAAGAAATTTTCTTTTCATTTCATCAACAACGGCGGATACTACCGGTTCTATCGTTCTGTTATAGTAATTAAGCATTGTCTTTTCATCGGCTGTTCCGTCTAATATGCTCTGATTAAGTCCAAGCTGACTAAACAATAAATTTACAAGATACTCAATTTGACTCATGAGATTGTTTTCTACTGGTCTATTTAACTGAATAATTTTTTCAGTACCATCCGTATATGCTATACCATATTTAGAATCAAGTAGTTGAGATTCTATATCTTTTCGTCTTGCCTCTGCTCTTTGTTTTACGGCTTCAGACTTTATTACATATGGAAATTGGAGAATAAGATCTAACTTTCCAGAGCTTGATTGTTCATCGACATAATCAAGAAGATTTAATTTTCTTATAAGTCTTTGCATTGTTGAGTTTGGTTCGTTCATTATTGAATAAAACGGATTTTCTACAATAGCAGTTGAACTTTTAGAAACAATAATGTCCTTTTTTCGTCCATCTGATTCGTCATATACTTTAACCTTTATTGCAGAAGGATACCATTCTACTATTTTACCAACTCTTAATGATAAAATATCATATGATCCTTTATCTGGATCAGAGTCAGTAATGACAGGTACTATTGCAACACAACCCTCGTCAAACATTGACATAAAAATATCCTGTCGGAAAGCTCTTGCTGTTTGGTCCATGTTTGCCTCTAATGTTAAACAAGAATTTAAACCATCATCTATTTCTTCAACAAATGCTTTATT